CATAGACTCTTTAAAAATTATAAATCAGTCTACCGGCGAAATTATAGACTTTGATGATTACTGGCTTAAAAATTTTAAATCCGTTAGTGTTCCTGAAAAATCAGAACGGGGTTTGAGACTTGTCATCACGGGGAGAAAACTATGACTCGACCCGACATAGTAGAAAATGAAGTTGGACAAGAACAATATAACGAACATTGGGCGCGGAGGGGTTCTTATATTCAAGAACATCCTTACGAACAACCCGTAATAGAAATGATTAAGCGATCATGTTATAAGCCTATCAATGTTCTTGAAATTGGTGCGGGTTTTGGTTTTACCTTGATTAAAATACTACAAGAATTTAAACCGGAGACTTACGTAGCTTACGAATTTTCATCATCTGTTTATCACATCAGGGGGTTGTTACATAATTTAAGAAGTAATAGTGAAGTTTTTATTCTCAAAAAATCTTTCAGAGATATGTTCGCACCCGAACTCTACGATTGTGTTATAGCTTTGGAGATATTTGAACACATAATATGGGATTTAGAATTTATAGAGAGATTAGCACCAGGAACAAGGGTGTTCTTTTCGGTTCCTACTAAGCCGGGCAAATTTCATGTGAGACATTTTGAAAACGAAAAAGAAATAACGGACAGGTATGAAGATCTTCTTGATTTTAAAGAAATGATTTTTGTACCGAATAAATGGTGGGTAGTAAATAGTATTAGAAAGGACAAAAATGGGAAGCCCTAATAATCAAGAACTAGAGGTTTTAGTAACGGTAGCTAAATCGTGTAACTATGTTTTGGAGACGGGCAGCGGGTTTTCTACACAATGTTTCGCCACCAATAATGTTAAAGTTGCTACAATAGATTTATTTTCACCGGACGATAAGTTGCGAGATGCGTGCCCCGGTGCGACGTTTCTGACAGGGTGGTCAATAACGGATTCTGACATGATTAAGTTAGGCGACCCTTTATTTAATAAATCACGTTATAAAAATACCCCGGATGAAAGGGTGGCGTATGGTATTGAATCCATGACAGGGGAAACTGATTTAATCCGTAAGGCTCTGGAAATGTTCGGTGTACCTGATATGTTCTTTTGTGATACCGGCGAATATTGTGGCTACGCGGAATGGTTAATAATGAGAGACGTTATACCTGTTGGCGGATTTATTGCTCTGCATGATATTCATTACCCTAAGAGTATTAAAAATTTTCAGACTTACAGGGAAATATTATCAGATCAGAACAAATGGGATTTACTTTATAAAAGTATGTCGAGACAAGGTTTGTGTATTGCTCGGAGAATAGCATGATTAACATGATAGATGTTGGTTATACAGGAGAACTTCCGCCACAGTGGAAACCTCATACGCATGAAATAGATAATGTTATTTCTTTTAACCCGCTGGTTAAATCCTTTAGCGTAGAGCATCATTGCCATTTACAGATAGCTATTACAGACGAGCCTGATTGTGTTTTTAAAGATTTTAATGTTTATAAAAAACGAGCATGTTCCTCTTTGTTCAAAATAAGCCCTGAGATTATTCCTGTAAGACCAGGCAATCCAAAAGATTTGGAATTAGATTGTGTCGTAAAAGTGAGATGTTCCCGCCTCGATGTATTACTTGATACGTCAGATGTTAAGTTTAACTATCTTCGTATAGATACACAAGGCTCTGATTTTTCCGTTATCAAAAGTATGGGTAAGTATCTTACTGATATGTGGGCCATAGAAACTGAAGTTTTTTTTAAAGAATTTTACGAAGGCGCACCGATGGGTGACGTTATCTATGACTATCTTAACGAAACTGGTTGTTTTAATTTGGTAGGAAATCTTCGTAAACCTAATAATCTTTTTGGTGATTATTTATTTGTTAATATTAATGCACCGGTAGAATTTTTGAAATTCATGGAAAGGATATACAAATGCAAAATTTTATCGGTCTAATACCGGCACGATATGCTTCGTCGAGGTTTCCGGGTAAGCCTTTATGTGACCTTCTTGGCAAACCCATGATACAGCGTGTTTATGAGCAAGCCATAAAGTGGGAAAAATTTGACAAGGTTTATGTTATCACAGATAGTATAGAAATTCAAATGGCATGTTATTCTAAACAGATACCTTGTTTGATGACATCACCGGACTGTAAGGATTGCTTGGATAGGGCGTGGGAGGCATCACAGCAATTAGAGTCTAGCGGGCAGGGCGCAGATCGTTATATCATAATTCAGGGTGATGAGCCTCTATTTAACCCGGACACTTTAAATATTGATTATGACCATGGTTGTATAAATTTTTATACACAGTCCCTTACAGATATTGATGATCCTAACGCGGTTAAAGTTGTAATGAGTAATACTTGTAGGGCTATGTATTTTTCAAGGTTTTCTATCCCGTATCGTGGTGCTTCAACGCAACGTGCTGTTTCAACCGTACCGTGTTATAAACAGATTGGTGTCTACGCTTTTTCGATCGATATGTTAAGAATTTATCACGAGTTGGAACCTTCTACATTAGAAAATACAGAAGGGATAGGACTCAACAGGTTATTAGAAAATGATTATGAAATCTTAATGCGACATACGCCTCATGATAGCATTAGTGTGGACACGCCGGAAGACAGGGAAAAGGTCATTGAAATTATGAAAGGACAATTATGAGAATTTTTGTAGGTGACGAATCTTTTGCTAAATACGATTCTCTGGGATTGAATATGTTAAAAGACTCGGGTATGTTAGAAGAATTTATGTGCAGAGACGACGCTGAGGGTATTATTGCAGGCATTGAGCCTTATAATGAAGATGTATTAAAAACAATTCCCAATTTACGAATAATCTCTCGTATGGGTGTAGGCTATGATAATGTTGATATAAATTATTGTAGAGAACATAACATCATGGTTACTTATACACCGGAAGCACCCGCCGGTAGTGTGGCGGAACTTACAATAGCACAGATGTTAAATCTTATCAGATCGCTGCCACGGAATAACGAAGAAGTAAAAAAGGGTTGGTGGAACAAATATCTCGGTAAGAAATTCTCAGAGTTGACAATTGGTGTGATAGGTGTCGGCAGAATAGGTCAGCGTGTTATAAAACGATTACAACCGTTCACTCCTAAAGAGATTTTGGCTTATGATATAGATACCCTTAAAGTTGAAAAATTTTGGATAGAGGGGGGTTGCGCTTTTACGGATTGTCTTAATGTTGAAACCTTGATAAAAGATTCCGACATCATAACGGTTCATATACCGATGAGTGCCGGTAACAAAAATTATCTTAATAAGAACTTTTTTAAAGCGATGAAGAATGGGTCTTATTTAATAAACACTTCCAGAGGTGGTATTCTTAACGAGTGTGATTTATATGAAACTTTGTTTCATCATTCTCATAAATTAGCGGGAGTGGCTTTGGATGTGTTTTTTGAAGAACCCTATAACGGACCCCTCATTAAATTTAATAACATCTTGATGACACCACATGTAGGCTCTTTAACACTAGAGGCCAGGATTGCTATGGAAATCGGTGCTGTAAATAGTTGTGTTAATTTTTTAAGTCATGGTGATGTAATCAATCCTGTTCCGGAAATGGAGATGACCGATGAACCCATTAAAAACTAATGAGATAACTTGTGGCGGTTGGGTGCAGACAGGTTCAACAGGTATAACCGAAGTTATGGCTGACTCCGGCTATTTTGATTGGATATGTATCGATTTGGAACACGGGATAATTGCAGGATTTGAAGCCTTGGTTAATATGATAAGAACTATTGAGCTTTATAATGTTACGCCTGTTGTAAGAGTCCCAAAAAATGATTATAAATGGATTGGACGCTCGTTGGATGCGGGAGCAAAAGGTATTATCGTCCCGATGGTTAATTCCGTAAGTGATGCCGTTCGTGCGGTCGAATCTTCAAAGTACCCACCACAAGGAAAACGAGGTTTTGGTTATTCTCGGGCTAACAAATTTGGTAGAACTTTTTGGAACGATATTGAAAAAGATGATATAGCGGTAATCGTGCAAATAGAGCATGATGACGCTCTAAGGAACTTGAAAGCTATATTATCGGTAGACGGAGTTGATGGTTCTCTGATAGGGCCGTTGGATTTACGCGGTTCTATCGATATTACTATGGATGATATTTTATTTGCAAAGTTACTTACGGAATATATGGGCGTGTGTCGTGATTTGGGTAAGCCTGCCGGTACTCATATCGTTGACCCTAATTTGTTAAGCGTGGAAGACGCTAAAATGGAAGGTTACAAGATTATAGCTGTTGGAACAGATGCTGTATTTTTAAGACAGAGAATGGATAATCTATTATGTTAAATTTTTATGAAATATTTGAGACAGGTATTGACATTTTCAATGAACGAGTTATGCCCAACGTTAAACTCGAAAGAGGGATATTAAATACTGAGGGTATGGCATTTTGTGTTTTGGCAGATTATCTAGGTGTCGATCTAATAATAGAATCTGGTGTGTGTAATGGTGGTTCAACTACTATTTTAGGTAAATACTTTACCGATATACCAATAATAAGTATAGATACCATGACTAAAATGGAAGCAATAGTTAGAACATCCATTTTTCACAATATTACACTTATAACCGGGGATAGTACAGTTATACTTCCCCAAGCCATCGATGTTTTTAAAGATAAAAAGATAGCTATATTGATTGATGGTCCAAAGGGTAATGACGCTCTTGATTTAGCCGACAAATGTTTTGAAAAAGAAAATGTTTTAATTATTGGAATTCATGATTTATATAAAGGTTTATATGGTAAACCTAAATTGGATAGAATACGATTTGATAACCTAAAATTGGATAAATTTACTACAGATGATGATGCGTTTGTTGCAAAATATGAATACCTTAATGTAGGTCAGTACGACCCAAGACACGATAAATATTACTCCAAAGAACTTGGTGGTTACGGGCCTGTGATCGGATTTATGTTGAAAGGCGTATAATGAAATTAGCTGTAATTTACAATCCAAACGAACACAAATTCCAGCCATCGTCATATTCTCAGACATACAAACACATGCTTGACGCCGTTATAGAATATAAGGAATGGGATGAAGTTCAGATTGTAACACCGGGATTAGAAGTCTTACCGGATGTTGATGTTATTGTAATTTTTGACATTCACAGTTCTTACCACGCTGAATTTCCGGGGTTATCTTTACACAAAGCACTAAAATACACATATTTTAACGACCCACATCAAGAGGACATGGAAGGAATTTATAAGGACAATACACCCGTTAAAAAATTAGGGATTAAATCCAGAATTGACAGGGCTATGAAACGTCAAGTTGATTTTATAATTTGTCCCTATAAAGATGGTTATTACCATTTTTTGGCGCCGGAAATAGGTGATAGTGCAAAAGATATGTTGATGTGGTTTCCAATTTCACCAAAAAAACAGGAATATCACAACCGGCCTCTTGTGGAAAGAGAAGCTGGTATCCTTGGTAATGGTCATTTATGGGAAGGAAAAAATGGATTTACACCTTATAAATTTCGTAACTGGGCCTACCGCCAACCAAACATTGACTTTGTTAAACACAGTATTTCTGATAATAGGGTTCCTTGTGGTGATCTCTATATCGAGTTTCTATCAAAATGGAAAGCAGGTTTAGCCCTCACGGACTGGTATGTTGTCCCAAAATATTTAGAAATTCCGATGGCTGGATGTTTGTGTTTCGCCCAATTTCATCAGGATTACAGCGATATGGGATTCATATCGGGTGTTAATTACGAAGAAGTTAATGAAAATAATTTTAACGATAAAATACAACATTTTTTACTGGATACTAAATATTATCAAAATACAGCAGATGCTGGTAGAAAACTCGTTGAAGAAAACTATACAAACGTACATTTTGCAAAAGCTTTATACGATCACGCGAAAGGGAAAATATAATGGCGGCAGTAATAGAAATTTCCGAAGTTCAGGTTTTATTAAGATTAGGCTATAGTGACGAAACTAAGTTTATTTCGGATGCTATACCTATAGTTCAGTCAACTATAGATAATTATTTTAATACAACGTTTACTAGTTACCCAGCATCCCTTAAAAGACCCGCCGTTTTTCTTATAAAGCAGCTCATGGATAACCCCGGTGGACTTTGGCGTGAACAAGTTGGTGACGACGAAAAGGAGTTTAGGGGTGTCGACCTAAGTAAATTATTCAGTGGTCTTGATTCTCTCAAAGTTAGTAAAAACGTAAATAGAGCCCAATACTTTAATCTTGAGGAAATCAACACAAATTTGGGAATAGCTAACGGTTAAAAGAAACAAGAAAGGGGTAATATTATGCCAGTTCATGCTTGCCAATTAAATAAAAAGCCGGGTTATAAATGGGGTAGTAGTGGAAAATGTTACACTTATACTCCAGGTAATGAAGCAAGTAGGAAGGCCGCTCACGCAAAAGCCGAAAAACAGGGTAGGGCGGCAAGAGCTTCGGGTTATAAAGGTTAAGGAATACTATATTGTATTTAAGAGATAAATTTGTTGTAAGACGAAGTATTTTAGTTTCCGATGGTATTGGTGGGTTTAGTGAGTCCCTGTCAGATTGTAGGTCTGATGTTAAATGTTATTTGAGAAAAACTACAGGTGAAGAACTTGTTGAATTTGCAAAAAAGGGAAAATTTGCCACACATAAATTATACTGTAGTGATATAGATATTACAGTGTCCGATATAATAAGTGTAAGGCAATTCGGAGAAACTATTAGTAACACATTTGAAATAGAAAGTATAGACCAACGCAGAGATTTAAGTACTGGTCATAAAAAACAAATGCACATTTATTTGTATACTAGGGAATAAAATAATGGTAATAATAGCCGATAACATACAATTATTTAAGGGTGAAGTTAAAGCAGAAGCCCTTAAAAGACTAAGGAAAGCCGCTGATGTTGTAGCTAGTGCCGCTAGAGATAATGTCCCCGTGGACACGGGAGATTTGAAAGCTAGTATTCATGTGGAAATTGATGAGGGTGATTTGGTAGCTAGAATAATTGCGGACGCTTTGAGAAAAACTCCGTCTGCGTCTGGTCCATTATCCTATGCTTGGTATGTTGAAACGGGTATGGGTAATGGTCCCGCACAACCTTATATGCGACCAGCGTTACTTTCAAGTATGAGCGAGATTGAAGGGATATTCTCATGACAGAAATAGAAAGTGCTATATGGAGTAAATACAATAGTGATGTCGCTTTGAAAGCTGTATTAACAGGTGGATTTCATAACACGGAAGCCCCACAAAACGCTCAAATGCCATACGGTGTATTTCAGATAATTAGTGCTGTTCCAAGATTAACATTTTCCGAAGATCAGGAAAATGTTTTGGTACAAATTAAATTGTTTAGTGATAAAAAGAGTTCGTCAGAACTCAATGGAATGTTCTCGGCCATTGAAAATACTTTTAAATTCAAGACTCTCACCTTGACAGACTATACTGGTATTTTATGTACGAGACTAGGTGCTATCAAAAGTAAGTTTGAGGATGTATGGCAATACACCATATCATATTTATTTTTGATAGAGAAAAATGTATCAGTGAGGTAAGATAAAT